GTCAGCCATGGCACACCTCCAGAAACGTCAAACATGGTCAAATCGATGCCATAATTGCCGGAAACCGTCAACAGCGAATCTCCTGCCGGTATCGGCTCGAAAACATATGAGCCGCTTCCGCTGCCGTTGCCGCGTACGCCCTTGTCGAAAACATCCGAAACGTCGCCGTTTTCGGCTGTCAACGTTATCGTCTTCCGCAATCCGGTGGCCGACAGTGATATATGACCGCCTTCCGGCACTGCCGCATCAACCGCATAGGTGTTGCCGCCAATCTGGAAAGACGGGTTGACGCAAGGGCCGAAAATGACCGCGGCGAACTCAGCGGCCTTGCCGGTCGGATTATGCACCGTCAAGGCGATTTTCGACGGAGCCAAATCGGTCGGCAAGTCCAGTGGAAGGTCAATCTTCGAACCGGTGCCTGCCGTCATCGGAAAGAAATGCTGCACCGGCAGCGCGCGACGCCAGACGCCATCGCAAAGGACAATCGTGTAATCGACTTGCGCGTATTCCGGCCATGGCACGAGACCGAGCGAAGAACCGATGACATACGCCCGCTGGAACCATTCGCCATCGACGGTCAACATGCCTGGCGTAACGGCCTGCACGTCCGAATCGAAAGCCGTCTGCACCACGTCCAATCTTGACGGATCCGTGGTGCGGACGGTCATTTTCGCCGTCGAAGCGTTCCGGCTCACCGATTTGATGCCGCGAGTGGCCAGCGTGTACGTCCATGCGTATCCGCGCATTTCCTGCAGGTCAGCCACCCACAGGTCATCGGCGTTGAGGTCGATGACCGTGCCATCATGCGACGTGTATTCAAGCTCGCGCATATCTGCGGATCAACCTCCCCAAGTCACGGTCGCCGACCGTCGAATCATCGGACGCGGCGCTGATAATCGCGCCAAGATCATTGTGCAGGCTGGTTATCGCCGCCACCACGGAAGCGGTATCAACCTGTACGCTGACCTGATTGCCTGTCATCTGATTGGCTGTGGCAAACACTTCGCGTGGAATCTTCCGCTCGTTCAGCAGGCGCATGGTATCGACGCCGTAATAGGCCGTTGCCGCAGCATTGTGCGTGTACTCGCCCGCGGCGAGACGAGCGTTGAGCAGATACACGCTGTCGCTCAAACCATTGCCGGGCGCCCACGCCGGATCCACGTAGCCGGAGAACATGCCACCTCCGGCGAACTGCTGGAAGGCGCCGTCAGTGAACATTCCACCGGTGTAGCCACCCACCTTCTTCGTCTTCTCCGTAACGGTGAAGCTCTTGTCCGCAATCTGATAATTCTGGATGCTCCGCAAGGTCGCGGAAGCATGGTCAGTGACCCTGACCGTGAAGTGCTTGTCGCCGATAGTCTTACGGTTCACGGAATCCACTTTGCTGGACGCCTTGTCGGAAGCGTTCAGCGTGGTCTTCTTGTTATTCAGACGCTTATTGTTTACCGCATTGATCTTGCTGGACGCATGGTCAGAAGCGGTAAGGACCATGTTCTTGTTGTTCAGCTTCATGCCGTTGACGGCATTGATTTTGCCGCTGGCCTTGTCCGTGGCATCGAGCTTCGCGGTGCCTTTGGCGTTGTTGACCGACCTGACATTGTCCTTCGCCTTGTCGGCCTTGCCGGAAGCCTTGTCCGTCGCGTCAAGAGTGGCCTTGCCTTTGGACTTGCTCGCTGATTCGACGTTCTTCTCGGCATTCTTGGCCTTGCCAGACGCCTTATCGTCGGCATCGAGCTTCGCGGTGCCCTTAGCCTTATTGACCGAATCAACGTTTTTCTTCGCATTATCGGTCTTCGACTTGGCCTTGGAATCGTCAACATCAAGCTTCGCCTTGTTGTTGTCGGCGGTCTTCTTGATATTGTCGATGGAAGCCTTGATGCTATCGGAACTCAACCCCCAACGGTCTGCCAAGGCGTTAGCGGCCTGTTCGCTCATGCCCGAGGCTTCGGCCTGCCGGATGATCGCATCACGAGCATCCTGCAGCACGCCGTTCGCACGCTCGATCTCACCGCTGCTGAAACCGGTGCTCTCGCCCTGCTTGAGAATCTTTTCCGCAGCGTTCTGGGCGCTGCTGGCGATGTCCTCCAAAGCCTGCTTGGTCTTCGTGCCCTGCTCTGAAAACCTGTCAAGCAGATTCCCGCTCTGGTCGAACACCACGCCATTATCCTTGCAGGTGTCGGACAGTTCGCCGATCTTCTGGTTCAGCTGGTCGACAGCCTGGTCTGCAGTCAGATTGCCCGACTCCAAACCAAACAGCGCCTGAACCAGATCGTCGATTCCCTCGGACGCATCGGAAGCAGAATCGGCGAGATCCTTGTTCGCGCTGGCCTCATCCTTCGTGGATTTCGCCGCGCTATTGGTTTTGCCATCGAGTTCGTCCAACGCCTTGGACTTGTCCTTGGCGCCTTTCGTGCCCTGCTGGTAGGCGGTGGTCAGGGCGGAAAGGCCGTCGCGCAGCGCGGTGGCCTTATGTGACCCGCTGCCAAGGCTGGAGCCGAGCTTGTCCGCCGCCGAGTTGACCTGCTTGATGGCCGTCTTGTTGCCTTCGGCGGCCTTGGTCATGGTGGTGATGCTGATGCCGGCCTCGCTCATCACGTCGGTCAGCTTCTTCGATCCGGTGATGCCCTGCTCGATCGCACTGAGCCATCCCGGTTCGCCATGGAAGGTGCCGACATCCATATTCTGCAGCTGGTTGACCAGCGCCTCGTGGATAGCGCTGGCTCCATTGGCTGCGGCTGACTGCACTTCCTGCACCGCCTGCTTGGTATTCTGCGCGGCCCTCATGAAACCGGTGAGCGCCGTCGTGGCAATGCCCAGGGCGATGCCCCACGGGCCGCCAAGCAGGTTCATGACACTGCTGCCGATCGCCTTGAAACCAGCGGTCTTCAACTGCGCCTTGGAAGCGGACGTGCCGAACGCCTCCATCTGCTCGGAAGCGCTCATCGAAGACCCCTTGAACAGGTCGAAAGCCGTCTGCGCGGATCCAAGCGCCGTCTTGACGCGTTGGATCGGATCGATGGCCAGGCCGATGTTGTTGGCCATCGTGCTGGTGCTGCCGTTGAGATTGCCCGCGGCCTTGTGCACGGCTCCGAACACGCCGGCCAATGATGCCATGGCCACGATGGTCTGCTGCGCTCCGGACGGCAAACCGGCGAACGCGTCTACAAGCGTGTCCAGACCCTGCACCATCTTGCGCAAAGGCCCCTGAGCGCCCTCACCGACGGAAATCATCAAGGACTCCATCGAACCACTCAGATTCTCCAGATCACCCTTGAGATTGTTGTTCTTCGCGGCCGCCTGCTCGGCGGCGTAGCCGCTTTCGGATACGGCCTTCGTCCACTTGTTGACACCGGACTCGCCCGCCTCATACAAGTAGTTCGCGGCCTTGATGGCATAGCTACCGAAAATTGTCGCGTTCGCCTGATTGCGCTGCTCGTCAGTCAGGTTCTTTTCGGCCTTCTGCAACTGTCCGGCGAAATTCGCCATGCCGACGAAATGGCCTTGAGCGTCATATGCGCTGATGCCCAATTCCTTCATCGTATTGGCGGCTTCGGCGGACGGCGCGGCCAGCTTCATCAGCATGCTATTCAATTGGGTGCCGGCCTCGGCTCCGATGGTGCCGTTCTGCGCGAACAGGGCAAGAACGCCGGTGGTCTCCTGCACGTTCATGCCGAAACTGTTCGCCTGGGCGCCGCAATTGTTCAACGCCTCGCCGAAATCGGAGACATTGCCGACGGCCTTGCCGGCGCCAGCCGCCAAGGTATCGGCCACTTGGGAAGCCTGGGACCCTTTCAGGTGGAACATGCTCAACGCGTTGGCCATGTATTCGGCGGCATCTCCAACGGCCATTCCATCGGACGCGGCCAGATTCAAAGCGCCAGACAAGCCGCCAGTGAGAATATCAGTGACGCTCATGCCGGCCTTGCCGAGATCGTTGATCGCGTCGGCGGAATCCGAAGCGGAATAGACGGTCGATGCTCCTGCTTCGATGGCGGCGGCACGCAGCTGGTCCATTTGGGCGCTGGTCGCGCCGGTGTTCGCCTGCACGGTGCTCATCTGCTGGTCGAAGTCCGCGGCCATCTTGACTGCAGCCACGCCAAAAGCGGCCACGGCCAAACCTGCTGCGGTCATGCCACTGGCGATGAGCGCGGACTTGCGTCCGGTATTCTCCATGCCAGAGGCGACTGTTTTCGCAGTGCTTCCGGCGCGGGTCATCGCCGCCTCATAGGAGGCTGTGTCCGCCATCAGCCGGATGACGATGTTCTTGTTCTCCGCCAAAGCATCCTCCAAAAATCAGGTCAAATGCGCCACCAAGGCGTTCGCGGCCGGATTGTCCCTGCCGTTGGCCTCTGTCCACCGTTTCATGGCCTGCTGCATCTGCGCAGTGGCCCAGCAGACGCTGGTTTCGGCATGCAATGTAAGTTCGGCCTTCGGGTCTTGGCAGATCGAGCGAGGCAAACCGCACATGGGGCATAATGACCGTTCGTATTCAGCCAATGAACGCATCCAATTGCGTTCCGTCTCATCCCATTCGACCTCATCGCCCTCACTCGGGCGCCAGCCCATGAAACGCTTATAGCTGATGCCGAGCTGGCGGCAGATCTTAAGATCCTCAACTAGTTGTGGAGAACCTTCGAGGCGAGGTCGAATGCCGCTTTTGGGTCCGCTGCGGTGCCGTTCAGGTCGGCGATGGCCTGCCAGATCGGCGTGAACTGGCCATCGGTGAGTTCGTCGAACAGATTCCGCCACGCCTGTTCGGTCTTGTCCTCGTCGGCCACCGGCTTGCCGCCGATGGTCGCGGAGTCAAGCATGAGCGGCAGTGCCGCGGCGGCGGTGCCGAACATGTCGTTCGTGCCGTTGTCATTGCGGTGCGCGGCCAATGCCTGCGCCCACTTGCTTACCGGCAATGCTCGCAACGTGAGCTTCAATGTCTCCGCATCCGCCTGTTCGCGTAGCTCTTCGATGCGCCGCGCGGTGGCCTTCGCCTGCCGGTTCGTCCCGGCCTCCGTGATTTGTTCGCGCGTGGTCTCCTCGGCCAGCGCATCACCCAAGCGCGCAATGTCCTCGGCGACCTGCTGGTTGAGGATGATGGCGACATCCATGATACGTCTGGTGACCTTAAGCATAAAACATTCCTTTGCCTTGAAAAACCATGCTCCCTTTCCTCAAAAAGAAAATCCAGCACCGGAGAAAGGGGTGAAAGTCCGGTGCTGGAAGAATCAATCAGGCGATCTTCACGTTCTCCGCCCAGCCTGGAGCGCGGACGGAGAAATTGACCTTGCTGCGCAGCACGCTGTTCGCGGCGATCGCCATCTTGGCGCTCATGCCGATGCGGACCGCATACACGTTCACCGTATCTCCGGCGACAAAAGTCGTATCCGTCTGCTTGCCATAGCGGCGCACGAAGTAGCCTTCCGCACCCTCGGTCAACGTATCCATTGCGGCGTTTTGAGCGGAATGCGCAGTGTTGGTGTTGTCGATGACCTCGATGCTTGGGCCGCTGATCTTCTTGCGACCGGGATTCTCGTAATCCTGCGCGCTGTTCTCACGCTGGTCGGAGATGGAATCCTGCGACGGCGAGCACGACCAGCCTCCTAGGGTGACGTAGTTGCTCAGGTCGGTGCCGGCGCTGATCTCGGACGCGGTCGGCTTCTGGATGTTTTTGATGGACGGCACCCAGATCGTGTTGACCAGACCGTCCGCCGGTGTGGAAGGAACTTCGGTTCCCAGAGTCAAAACCATGACTCCTCCTTAAATATTTGGGTCACATGCGTGACCAGTTGAATTTGAAAGTCAATAGGCGCACCTGATAGAGCAGGCTCGTTTCCTCTGCGGTAAGTCCGGCCGCATAGGCGCCGGAATCGGAGAACAGAGTCAGACAGCCGGTGTCGAACCCCTGCGCGACGAACCTTTTGCCAGCAAGTCCTGGAATCATGAGGTCATCGGCCAGCGCGTTGACGGAATCGGCCGTAGTGCTCACGATGCGCACCGTCAAAGTGCCGATGCCGCAATGCACATGCTGCGTCTCCCCGACGATATGACCGTTGGTCGTGACCGTCTCAATCACCCACGGCGGCTTCTCCGTAGGCTTAGGCGCCGTCTGCCGGTACACGGCCCAGCCCGTCGCCGGCTTCGGGATATGGTCGAGAATCGTGGCGGTCAACGTCATGATCGACTTCATTCAGACCACCTCCACGGCGGCACGCGCCACGTATTCCGCGAGCTTCGGAAGCTCTTCCTCGCCGTGCTCGTAGAACTGGTGCGTTCCACCGCCCCTCGCGGTGCCGAAGAACGCGATGTTCGCGAGCGAACCCGCTCCGCCCTTGGTTGGGCCTATCTCGGCGGTGATACGCCCAGCACCCTCCGAAACGGTGTAGGTGATCGGGATACGCCTGAATGCGGCATTGCCGGAACCGTTCAGGTCGTCGCGAATCGAGTTCTTGACGTTCTGCGCGCCCTTCTTCACCGAAGCGGAGATCAAGGCGCGTCGAGCCACGCCCTTAGCGAGCAGCGCATCGCCGAAGGCCGTCAACCGCGAAGCGTCGAACAGTCCACTCATGAGTCCTCCTTCACGTTCCAACGGCAGGCGGTGGCGTGCGTCTTCTCGCTTTGAGGCGAGACGAGCCTGAGCCGCCTGCCGGCGAGCAGCGGATTAGCGGATTCCGTGACTTCCACCACGTCACCGGCGAGAAGGCCTGGAGTGCCGTATGGGAAATGCACGTACAAAGACCAGACCAACGAGACGGCACCCATGGCTTGGGCTGCGCTGCCTTCGGTCTGCTCGCTGGCGAGGCCGCCGCTGGTCTGCACCTTGCAGCTGCCTTCGTACACCTTCTCCTTGCCGGTGGTCGGCAGTCCCGTGTCCGAATCCGTTGTGGTGTCTCCGATGCGGGTGACGACGCACTGGTCGGTCATGAGGCTTTCGGCCATCTGGCGTAGTTTCGGCAGGGCTCTGATGAGAGGTGCCATGCTTGGCATGTCAACCTCCTCAGTAGTCGTAGGGGTAGTGCGGCAGCGGGATGACCACGGGTTCCGGAGCGATGACCGCCGTAGCGAGATCGCTGCTGACGCGTTTCAGCAGCATGTCCCATTCCTCGTCGAGGATGGAGATCTCGCCGCGACTGCGCGAGCTGTCGATGCTGGTCTGCATGTTACCGTCGTCGATCTGCAGCATGGTGCTGCTCACGCCCTCCGGGTTGAGCGCCTTGCGTGCGACGGCTGCGGATTCCACTTCGATGACGGTTTCCTGATATCTCGCGTCCGTGCACCATTCGTCCAGCACTGGGATGCGGTTGCGGATCATCATTTCGGCGCGGCGGAGCCATTTCCCGATCTGCCTGCCTTCGGTGCTGTCGGAGGCGATGTCGCGGCCGAGTTCAACTGCGACATCGTCGATTTGCGCCCAGGTCATGGAATCACTTCGCGATGATACCGGCGTTGCGCAGGCTGGCCAGCAAAGCGTTGATGGTGGCCATCTCCTGACCTGTGGTGGCGTCCCTCACCGCAGCAGCCTGCTTGGCGGGCATGCCGGACAGCACCGTATCGAGCGGCTTAGCTGCGCCGCCCGGCTGCGGCACATACACCGCGCTTGCCGGGATCATGTTCTCGTGACGTCCGTTCGTGGTCTCCTTCATCATTCACCATCCTTCTCGCTGGTCTTCTTCTTCGGCTTCGCGGCGTCGGCGACCGTGCTCGGTTCGTCGGCCTGCACCTCGGCCACCGTGTAGCCGTGACGCTGGAAATAGTCGGACGGATCCACATCGGACTCACCGACGCCACCGACGAAGGTCACGCCTGCGGTGACGCCGTTGTACTCATTATTCGGAGCTTCGATTCGCCACATCATGATCACCTGACCTTGATCTTACGAAGCGCGGCCGCAGCCTTGGTGGCCTTCAATGCGACGCCGACCGGACCAAGCTCGACCTCGCCGCGATGCACTGCGCCCGGCTGGGTGAAGTCAGGCAGCCAGGTCTTCACGAGGGTGCCGTCGGTGGTGGTGATGCCGCAGAAGCCGTCCAAGCCAACGCGGTACGCGTACAGGCTAGTGGTGCCGTCTGCGGCGATGGGGATGATCGGATCGTTGCTGCCGGCCTTCTCGCCGGCGTCGGCGAAGAGAATGCCGCCATAGGATTCGCGGCTGATCGGACGGCCGTTCGCGTTGGCGAGACCATCGATCGGTTCGCGTACGTACATGCTGGTGCGGCGCACCATGGCACGGACGCGGGCAAGGGCCTTCTTGTTGCCGACCACGATGGTCGGCGTGCCGTCAAGCAGGTCAAGGAACTCGTCGAGCGTGTCGATGGCCTTGTTGCCCTTCTCTCCTTCGAGGTCGGTCCAGTCGTAGGTGCCGGAGGTGGGCTTCATCTCGGTGCTTGAGCCGGTGAGCGCCTTGTCCAGGCCGTCGAAGGCCTTATCGTTCACGCCAACGTCGCCGTTGATCACGGTATCTTGGAACAGGGTTATCGCGGCCTTCACCTTTTCATTGATGTTGCGTGTCACCTCGTCGGATCCCTTCGGACCGATGTTCGCGAGGATTCGGTCGATCTCGAAGGCGCCGCCGAGCACGGCGAGTGTGGTGCTGTACTTCTTGGTCGTGGTGGTGCTCGGCGAGTATTCCGTGTTGATGGCGCGGAATTCGGCGGTGGGCTGGGTCTCCTGTCGACGGTAGGAGTAGTCGAGCGTCGCGCCGCCTCCTGCAGGGTTCACGGCATCATCGAAGATGAGGGAATCGAGGATGACGCTGGACTTTCGAAATTCGTCGATGACGAAGGGGTCGTAGTCTTCGAGGGCGTTGTTCTTCGCCTCTGCGAGAGTGACAGCCATAAGGTTGTCTCCTTCCTAAGGAATCGGTTACTTGTAATATGCGGAAATGGCTTCGGAGAGACTGTGCGGCTTCGGGTCGCCGCCCTTGCCCTGACTCGGGTCGGGCTTGACGTTCGGCTTGTTCTGCACGTTGACGAGCTTCAGCAGGCTGTCCGCGTCGGCTTCCAGCTCCTCGCGAGTGGATCCCTGCAGACGTTCCGCCAAGACCTTCGGCAATTGCTTGTCGACGGCGACCTCGTATCGCAGTGCCTTCGCGGCATTGCCGGTGTTGGACTTCTCCAGGCTGGCGATCCTCTCGCTGGCCTTTTCCGCGTCGGTCTTGTCGCGATCCTCG